GACGCCGGTCGCGGGGATGCAGTTCGACTTCGCCGTTCACGTCACGGGTACTGGCACGTACTCGATCGCGACGGGTTCGGCGGCGATCTTCATCGGCGGCGGAGTGGACAGCTCGTCCACGACGGTAGCGGAAGGTGGCGACACGTTCGTCGCTGACCCCGCTGCGACCATCGAGATGCTGCTGGATGGTGACACTACGGGTCGGTTGGTCGGGGGGTGGTTCACCCTCACGGCGATCAGCGCCACGGTGTGGAACATCCGCGGCACGATGATGGGCGTGGGTACGCTAGCCACTCCGTTCTAGTTCTTCACTGTGAGCTTGGGGGACGGCTTCGGCCGTCCCTCTCTTTTTGGGAGGCTCTAAATGGGCGTTCGAGCTGCTGATCCTGTTTTTCAAGAGGCGACGTATTCGGTACAGGACGTATCGAACAACGTCACCATTATCTATGCGCATCCCTGCATCTATTACGGCGCCGTCGTGACGACGGTACTGTCGGCGGCGGTAGTCGTGGTTCAGGACGGCTCTACGATCATAGACGCCTTTGCGGCTTCGTCGGCCGTTGGGACGCTGCACGCCTTGCCAGCAGGGATTCGCTGTGACACGAACCTGACGATTAACCCAGACGACGCGAGCACCGGGATTATGACGGTGTACTACCGGCCGTTGGCTGGCTTCACGCCGTAATGACGACCAACGCGACGGTGTTGGGCGACGCGCTGCGCCTGTTGGGCGTGATTGCTGAAGGCCAATCCGTATCCGCCGAGCAAGGGCTTAACGCACTGCGCGCTCTGAATCAGATGATGGAGTCGTGGACTGAGGACGGCGTAGAGATCGGGTATTTCGCGCAGTCGGACACGACCGCGAGCATCCCTGTGCCGGCGTGGGCCGAGAAAGGCGTTACGTCGAAGCTAGCGCAAAGGTTGCAAGCTGACTACCCGTCCGCGCAGTTGCATCCGTGGGTGCATGACAACTCGCAGAACGGTGTGGGCCTGATCGACCGCAAGTGCATGGTCGAGCGGCTGCGGCCGGCGAGCATGGGGCACATGCCGCAGGGCGAGGGCTCTGCGCGGCGCGGCTCGCGTATCGAGACTGACGGGGTCTGATGCCTTCCCTGTCACTCCCGCTGCACTCGTATGGCTTACGAGCGGCGCAGGCGTCCACGGCTCGGCTTGTTAATTGCCACGTGGAACAACTGCCGCCCGACGCTAAGACGCCTGCGGTACTGGTTCGATCGCCTGGCCTAGCGAGCTGGGGAACGGTTGGGACGGGTCCAATCGAAGGGACGCACACGGACCACGGCTTGCTGTACGTCGTGAGCGGTGGTGGCTTCTATTCGGTCACTTCGGCTGCTGTTGCCACGCTTCGCGGCGCCGTAGGTAGCTCCACCGAGATCGACATGGAATCGAGCACGGCGTCGGTCGTGATCGTATCTCCACCGCTGGCGTACCACTGGACTTCGCCGACGTTCGCGCAGATCACGGATGCGGATTTTACGACCCGAGGCGCGGGGGACGTTGAGTTTCAGGGCAGCCGGTTTCTGTTTCGGGAGCCGAGCACGGGGCGGTTCTTCGGCTCCGACGTGAACTCGGCCACGGCCTACGACGCGCTGAACTTCGCGACCGCTGAATCGTCGTCCGATGCGTTGGTCGGGCTGAAGGTGGACCACGAGGAAGTGTTCCTCGCGGGTGAGAAAACCTGCGAGTTTTGGTTCAACAACGGTGGATCGGGCTTTCCCTACGAGCGCATGTCGAACGGCGTGCTCGAGCTCGGGTGCGCGAACGGCAAGACGATTGCGAAGCTCGACAACTCGATATTCTGGGTGGCCAGCGACGGAACGGTGCGGCGATTAGACGGCTTCACGCCAGTCAGGATTTCCACGCACGCCGTGGAGACTTGGCTTCAGACCGTCACGCTTGTTTCGCTGCGCGCGTTCTCATACTCGCAGTCTGGGCACCTTTGGTATCTGTTGACGGCGCCAGAAGGCGCGTTCTTTTACGACGCGACGACTGGTTTTTGGTCGGAGCGCGGAACGTATGGCTCGGAACCGGAGTGGAACTGGGCGCACCCCATAAAGGCGTTCGGCAAGATTTTGATCGGCTCCACCGTGTCGAACGTGATTGCTGAACTGAGCCCAACGACATACGACGAGCTCGGCAGCACGCTGCGTATGGAAGCGACGTGGCAGCCTGTTTACACGGAAGGACGCCGAGCATTCCACGATTCGATCGAGATCGTCATGGACGTGGGGGTCGGTTTAACTAGCGGACAAGGAAGCGCGCCAGAAGCGATGCTCTCGTGGAGTGACGACGGCGGCGCTACGTTCTTCAACGCTCCGAACAAGAGCATTGGGCCGATTGGCGCACGACGCACGCGTGTCACGTGGCACGGCCTTGGCTCATGCGCATCAGCGCACGGCAGGGTGTACCGATTCGCGGTTAGCGATCCAATTCCGGTGGCGGTTCACGACGCGATTTTGAACTACCGCGTAGGGAGGGGCTGAACAGTTCCGGCGGACGCTTGCCGCTCCGGTATCTCATATAGAGCGCGCCTTTCTGAATGCCGAAAATTTCGGCCCATTCAGCGAGACAGAGGGATCTGCCGTTGTGCTCGACGATAAGGTTGAGCGATGTATTGCGTTGCTGCTGTTTGGCGGTCGCCCAGCGGCAATTTCCAGGCTCGTAGTTGCCGGATTGGTTGGGATGCCGGTCTAGGGAAGTGCCGGGCGGACGCACTCCCATATCCTCTAAAAAGTTGTCGAACGACGACCATCGTTCTGAAACGGAAATTCCAGCCCTGCCGTAGCGGGCATAGTTTGGCGCGCGGCTGTTGTTGCAGCGCTCCATCATGCTGAGCCACGACTTGTAAGTTGGGCTACGCGGCTTGGCGTGACCGTGAGCAAATCGAGCGAATCCAGCGTGTCCTCTGATAAAGCGGCACGGCTGCCCTCGAACGTGGCCGTACTTCGTCTGAGTTGCTTTGGCGAGCGGGGGGGGCTTCCCGCAGCCGCACTCGCACAGCTTGATAGAATCTGAATCAGCCATCTGAGACCTCCACTAAAGGTTGACGGTGGTTAGAAGCCCGACGACGTTGACGCGTCTCGGGCTTCGCTATTTTAGCAGGTTGGTAGATTGCCTGACATTCGCCTAAGCCCTGGCGGCATCGTTCCGCGTGACATGACCGATCGCCAGTGGAGCTCGTACACCGCGACCGCCCAAGCCGCGTACTACCGCAGCGGACAAACCGACTACGACACGGGCACAGGCTTTTGGATCGGTGACGACTCAGGGGTGCCGAAACTCTCCATCGGCAACTCTGCGGGGAACAAGGTCACCTGGGACGGCACGACGCTCTCGATCACCGGCACGATCACCGCGACGACGGGAACGATTGGCGGCTGGACTCTAGCCGCTACTTACCTGACTTCTGGGTCTGGGGCCACGACAGTGCGGCTCGACAGCGCTGGCACCAACCCCGCGATTTCGGCCGGCAATGCAACGCCCGGCAGCGCTCCGTTCCGTGTCACACAAGCCGGGGCGCTCACCGCGACATCGGCGACGATCACCGGGGCTATCACCGCGACTTCTGGATCGTTCACCGGAGGTATCACGGTCGGCGCTGGTGGGTCGCTATCTAGCGGCCAATCGGCCTATGACACAGGGACTGGGTATTGGCTGGAGTACAACTCCGGCACTCCGCGCTTCAGCATTGGTAACTCTGCTGGAAACAAATTGACGTGGAGCGGGACTGTCCTGGCCATTACTGGCTCGATGAGCCTCACCAACTCAGTGCAGACGTTCACCCCTGCCTGGGTGGCATCTGATTTCTCAGGCAGCGATCCCGCTGGGGATTTGTCGTATTTGAACTTCGGCGCTTACGCCATGATATGGAACGACTCTGGGGCGGATATGGTCGGCACATCGGACTCGCCTACGTTAGGCATCACAAACATTCCAGCCGCAATTCGGCCGTCCTCGCACGTGCGGCTCAATACCAGCACATACAACAACACGGCGATTACGTTCTCAGAGGTGCTGTTTGATTCTAGTGGGGTGATGAATTTCTACACGTGGGGCGTTTCTGGAACGTCCGTCACTGGGCTGGCCGGCTTCACGGGCTCTGGCACCAAGGGGCTGCCGAGTGGGTGGCTGGTCGTTTACCCGCTCTAAAGGACAAGATCAATGCCATTCCCTGACGCAACCGGTTGGGTTCCAGATCAACAACTCAACGGAATCGGCGGCGCACAACCGCCGCAGTACGTTCTTGATCAGATGGGCGGCTCGTTCGATTCGTCCAAGTACTATTGGAATCCAGACACCTTCAGCCTCGTGGACCGTTACACGGGAGGGAGTTACGGTTTCGACCGCGCAGATCCTGCGATGGGCACTAATGTAGTCGTCGGCGGGCAAACCACGAACTTCGCTCAGGGCGAGCAGCCGTTCATCGGCTTTCCGGGTGGTGGTGGATACAACGCCGGCAGGTTCCCAAATTCCGGCACGTTCGTTTCGTCCGATCCTAACGAGATCGCCGATTACGAAAGCGCAAATAGGGATCGAAACATACAGGGACTTGCGCGAGTTGGGGCTGTTGTCGGCGGAGCCGCCGCGCTTGGTGCGACTCCTTGGGGGCAGGCTGGCGGTGCTGCCGCGACCGGATCTCCGGCGTATACGGGCGCGACCACGGCCGCAGGGCTGCCCACCGGATCGGCTGCGGCTGCTGGTGGCGGTGTTGGCGCGCTTAGTGGAGCTGTGCCGGCCGTAGGAGCTTCACCTGGCCTGGCTGCCGGCCTAGGCGCGGCTGGCTCGGGAGTGCTCGACAGCTCCGGGTCGGTGATTCCAGGCACTGAGCCAACGAATGCGCTGGGAGGTGCCGGGGGCGCACTCTCTGGGATGCCGGATTGGGTCGGCAACTATTTGCTTCCCGGCCTAAACGGTCTGATTGGCGCCAACGCAGCTAATCAAGCATCCGACGCGATGGCGGGGGCTGCCGATCGCGCGATCGAGGAAAACCGCCGCCAGTACGACACGTCTCGCAACGACCTCATGCCGTGGCTCGACGCCGGGCGTGGGGCTCTTGGTCGGCTGCAAGACCCAAATTCGTTCACGGCTTCCCCTGGCTACGAGTGGGCGCGAAACGAGGGCCAGAGGGACATTGGCAACAGCTTCGCAGCTCTAGGCGGTGCGGCCTCTGGGAACGCCTTACGGGCGCTCTCGGAGTTCAACACAGGACTCGCGGCGCAGGACTACAACAACTGGTGGAATCGCGAAGCTGGACTCGCCGGAGTCGGTCAAAACACGGCGGTCAATCTCGGCAGTCTGGGCGCAAACTCCGCGGCTAACGCTGGCAATTACTTGACCAACCAGGGGGAAGCACGCGCGTCTGGCGTGTTAGGACGGACTAACGCGATTCAGAACGCGCTGTACTACGGCTACAGAAATTACCGGAATCGGTAAGAAGACTTAACTATGGTTGATATAGCTAATTTTTTAGCCCAGCGGTCTCCGCGGTTCGACAATATGGAGATCGACCGCGAGCGGTACGACAACGCGCTTTTGCGCAACGAAGTGCAGCGATTGCCGCAGCAAAACCGGATTCAGGATCAGCAGATCCAAGCGCAGGATCAGGGCTTGTCTCAGAACCGCTCGGAGAACGCGCGCCGGGTAGCGGCTGGGATCTTCTCTGCGATTGCCGACGCTCCTGACCCTATTTCGATGGGCGCACGACTCACGCAAAGCGAAATGTTCCGCTCAGTCGGGGCAGAGCTCAAGTTGCCGGTCGATCAGTTCCAACCTGGACCCGGAGACGATCCCGAACAGATCCGCGCGGCTGCGCGATCGTGGGCGCAAGCTGTTGGGGCTCAGAGTTCGCAGCAGCAACGAGTGCAATCGACCCAGGTTCTCGAGGACGGGACGATTGCCTACGTGACCAGCGACGGGCGCATAGTTCGGACCAACGAGAGGGCGCGGAATAATCTGCAATTCGTTGAGTCTGGTGGTGGCCGCGGAGCGTTCGATCCGAGGGCTGGGTCAGTTTCTCCGATCACAAGCGCGGCGCAAGAAACGGCCGCATCCGCCGACAAGGCCGGCGCGGAATCGTGGGCGCGAGCAGCGGCTACGGCTGGCGTTGACTTGCAGAAGGAGCAGGTTTCTAGACAGGCGACTCTCGGCGTGTGGCGCGTCGCTCGTCAAGGGCTACTGTCCGGTTTGGCTGGCACGGATACAGGGCCGGTAGCCGGCCGCCTGCCTGCCGTGACCTCTGGTCAGCAAATCGCCGAAAGCGCTGTAGCCGCGGTTGCGCCGGTTCTCAAGCAGCTATTCCGGTCCGCTGGTGAAGGCGTTTTCACCGATCGCGATCAGCAGCTCCTCCTCGACATGATCCCCAGTCGCCAGGCACACCCCGAGACGATCACGGCACAGATGAAGATGATCGACGCGATTATCGAAGCCAAGCTCGCCGACCCAGTGTCGGTGCAGCAGCCGCAACAAACCCAACCGCCAGCCGTCAACGTCCCGCAAGTCGGTGAGGTTGTAGACGGCTACCGCTACAAAGGCGGGAATCCTGCAATAGAATCGAGCTGGGAGCCGCTGTAATGCCCGGGCCGTGGGAGCAATATCAGCAGCCGACGCAAGGCAAGCCGTGGGAGAAATACGCTCCCGCGCCGCCTCCTGCGCTACAGGGTCAAGAGCAACCAAAGACACAAACCGAAGGCGCGCTGAATCGCTTCATGACAGCTCAGAAGCGCGGCGCGGGGCTGTCGGGCCGAATGGTGGCGGAACTCGTCGGCGGAATTCCTATGATGGCTGCCGACTTAGGGGTGGGAGCGCGGAATCTCATTCAAGGCAGGGATTATGAGCTGCCGTCGTCGATGTATCGACGCGGGCTGGATCAGATTTTTCCCAAGCCGCAAGGGCTTGCTGAAAACGCAGTAAATATCGGCG